GATACAGCTGCTCAAAAAATAATCTAGCCTCCTGAGTAACATGTGCGGGCTGATACATAACATCACCGGCGTGCTCAATCTTATAAGCAGTCCAACCGGGATCTTCGTCATAGGCAAGACGGCATTTGCCGTTTGCATTAACTAATCGGATGACGGAGTCAGCGAAAGCACCCAACATTGGACAGTCAGGGTATTCAGCTTTCAGCGACAAAGCTTTGGTGAAAAGTAAATTTAATTGACGCTTGGGACCGCTTCCAACAGCGGAAGTCCAGCCAAATTTGACTAATCGTTCGATAGGTTCAGTAACCTGGTACATTGACTGGCTAAATTTCATTTTACAGAAACCAGCCTCGCCAATGTTGTCGAAGAGTTCAATTTTAGCATGAAACCCGAGCTTGGCGAAATCTAACGCGGTGGGAGTAGGTCCATCCATACGAAAGAGTCCGTCATCGCCCTCCACAACACCTTGAGCGTCAAAACCGAGCTGATGGCAAACAAACTTAACTACCATTAGGTTAGTAAATCCATTACCTAAGGAGGTCCAGAGGTCGCCAGACATGCGACCATCATGAAACCGGAACGTAAACTTATTGTTAAATCCATTCACGGTGTGTTTAGCCATAATTTGGGATCGGTACAACTGATACAACTGGGGATCAAGATGTCCAACCATGTACTTAACAAACTGAAGGTCTGTGGACATACTAATATTCCGTGTGATCGACGATTCGAAGGAACTAAAATCCAAGCCCAAATACTGAGCTCCAACACGGTATATACGGTTCACTATTTCGCGCGCCTTCACATTGGATTGCACATGCTTGAGAAAGTACCGACTCAACTGTGAGTACAGTGCTTCCTCGCAACTACGAATAAATGCGCCCAAAAATATTTTTTGATATACGGACGCAGCAAAAATACCACGGTGATACTTATAAGTAGCATAACGTTCTCTTTTAGTAAACAACTCGTGGCTTAAATCACTCTTTTCCATCATCACGCCATCTTCACACAATTTTAATTCATCACGCATTTTTGTTAATTTTTGTTTGGTCTTGCGCGTATATTTACATTTTCTCAAATGTTCTTCCCAGCTAATTAAATCGCGACAAGGAACCAAGTTTTTCTGAATAAACTCA